TCTATATAAATACTATTGTAGTGTAAAATTTCCTAAAATAAATGGTATATTGATTGTAGTAAAATAAAAAGGCACATTCTGTGCCCATTTACATAAAAATACAATATTTAAAAACTATTATTATATTAAATTATTTATTATTACTATTGTAATGCAAATTTACTACTTTTTTTCCACATTGTCAAGTTATTTACAAATAAAATTAACCTTTTGTCTTTTGATGTACCATAATATCAATTTGACTTAATAGTTTTTGAGATAATTCAGTTAAAAATGGTTGGTTTTTCAATAAATCAACACCCATGTTTGGACTTCCTGGAGTTTCAACTATTATTTTTCCATTTATTGAAATTTCACCAAATTCAATTTTAGAAATTGGATTTGAATTACTAGCTTTTGGTGCGTTATTATTGTTAGCACTCATTAATGCTTGAGCTAAATCTTTGTTACCATTCTCATTGGTTCCAGCAATCATAGCTCCATCGTTAAGTTTTAAAAACTTATCTTTTGGGTTGAAATAAACAGCGTCATTAAATCCTAGTGTTTTTGAATGTTCTCCCTTGTCAAAGTATTCATCATAAACACCCATACCACCACCTATTAGTCCACCAATAAGTGCACCCCATGGCCCAAGCATAGCACCCATACCAGCGTATTTTGCGGCTGAACCACCAATGCCTAATAATTTACCACCAGTGCTTTCTTGGTTATCCATTTGACTTCTACCGTAATCCAATCCCATTCCAAGTCCACCTAATCCTAAACCTAACCCCAATGAACCCATGGTTCCAGCTGCAAATTTACCACCCATAATATTACCACCTAAAGCTTTTTGCATACCACTCATTGGTACAATTCTACCAGCGGCATTTCTTGTATAACCACCACTAGCCATAGCTCCACCAAAACTACCACCACCACCACCACCAGCACCACCAGCACCACCAGCACCCTTGCTAAAAATGTTTTTTAACCCACTAAGTAATCCTCCCTTTCCAACAGACATATTAAAACCAGCTCCCAAAGCAACACCATTTGCAATCCATTTAGCAGCTTCAAATACACCAAATAAAGCAAGACTCCATTTTGGATTTTCAACAATAAATTTACCAATTCCACCGATAAACTTACCTATCCATTCACCAAATCCTTTTATTGTCTCCAAGAATTTTTTATCAGCTATTGCTTCTGTAAATTTCTTAACAACTGGTCTTAAAGTTGTATCAAGTCCTTCCAATACTGGTAGTAATAATGATTTTATTTGGTTAACTAAATTTTTTAATGTTTCATCAAAAGTTTGAGCAGATTCAGCACGTTCTTTGAGTGTTTTTTTCTCGCTAATCATTGTATTCAACATGGTTTGGTCCATGGAATTTAATTGTTTAACAAGTTTTGGTTCACCATTTACGGTTATAAAAGCTTCACCTTTCTCATTAAATTGTGCTGTTGACTCAATAAATTCTTTGGTATCTTTGTCAAAACCGTAGTTGATTTGTTTCCTAATACCAGCAAATTGAGCAGCTTTTCTTGCTGATTCTGATAATTGGTCAAAATCCAAACCTGTTGCTTCGGCTATTTTTCTAAGCCTTTGCATTTCCAAAGCTGAAATTTCAAATTTCTTATTTACAGAACTCCAGTGTGCTGAAGCAGCTGTTGCATCCGTAATTTCCTTGGTTAAACCTTCCATGTCATTACGGGCCATATACATCAAATGAAACGGGTCAGCCAATTTAGACCATTCACCACCCAAAACTTGCAATTGAGCAGACATATCAACAGCACCCTCAATATCAAATAGTTTTTCAGCCATAGGTGCTGCCATATTCAAATCTAAACCTAATTTGGTCATAGATTCAGCCATTTTCTTTAATCCATTAACACCACCTTTAAAATTGTATCTATTCAACATTTTCATATTCTGTTGAATATTTTTAGCTACTTTGGATGCATTTAATCCCATTTTGCTAGCATCATTCATGGTTTGTTCCATGAATTCAGCTGTATTTTCAGCAGATATACCTTGTCTATCAAATTCAGCGGCCAATTGAGCAGCACCCTCAGCACCTAATCCAGTAGATTTGGCCATAGCAGCCATAGATACAAGACCTTTTTCACTAAGCATTACAGTTCTACCTAACTCATCACTAAATTTAGCTTGAAGCTCCGCTAATTCACCTATATCAACACCAAATTGAATTGTATTTTGTCCAGCATAAAACAAATTGTCTCTAAAACTTTTGGTTTGTTTGTCCAACAAACCCATGTTTAGAGCAGACATCCTTATAGACTTATCAATTTCAAATAAACCAGCCCAACCCTTAAGAACATTATAACCTTTTTTTACGGTTGTTGAAATAGCGGTGACATCTTTTTTTATTTGAGTAAATGCACCTAAAGATTTTGTTAAATTACCAGCCTCTTTAGCTATTTTGGTCATCTGAGCCGCACTTTCCTTTAACTCATTTTTTTGAGTTCTAATGATTTTGGCTTTTTGTATTTCTAAATCTAAAGCGTCTCTAGCGTCTTTCAAAGCTTTACCACTAAGACCAACCATAGCTTTTCTAGCGGCTTTCACTTTTTCTAATTGTTCAGCATAAGTGGCCTCAATATCTGCAATATTTTTATTAATAGCCTTTATGTCTTTAAGAAGCTTAAGATATTCAGCAGAAGATTCGTTAATCCTCTGTCTTATCTCAGCTTCTTCTCTCATAGAAGCAACTAGTTTTTTTATTTCATCTGGACTCATTATTTGGTAGTTTTAGGTTGTGTTTTATAATCAAAATATCCAGAACCTCTAACACTAGAAATGGTTATAACGGCATTTAAAGATTTTGTTTTAGATTTTTTTGTTCTTTCATCAGTGTATCTTTTTTCAAAAATCACATTAAAAGTATTTGGTTTTCTTTCTTTTTCGTTTTTGTTCTTTATAATTATTTTAATGTCTGCTTTTTTATCGTATAAACTCAAGTAGTTATCTTCAACATCAATCTCTTCAACGGTAGCCTTATAGTTACCGTTTGTTTTGAAAATTATCGGGTCTCCGTTTTTATCATATGATTCAAAACTTAAATCATTACTTATCAGTACATATGTCAACGGTCTATTAACACTAAAATTTTTAAATGATTCACCAAGTTGTTTTTCAATTTTACTTATTTTGTACTTTTGAGCAATTTGTTTAGCTGGAAGAATACCAGTACCTTTTGGATTTTCACCCTTTATAGCACTCATAATTAAATTCCAAAGATTAGGTTGTTTATAAAAAGCTTTTTTCATCAACGGGTCATTTATGATAGCATCCATTAATTTTTTAGCGTCTTTCTTAGTATCTATTTCATCAGTCTCTGGTTCTGTTTTAGGTTCATCTTTTTTAGGTTCATCTTTTTTAGGTTCTTCTTTTTTACGGGTGCCTTTTTCATCAACAAAAAACTTTTTAACTGGAATAATAAATTCAAAACCTTCTTTATCAGCTTTGGCTGCTTTTGATTTAAACATTGTTGAACCATCTTCTTCATAAAAAGGGTTTTGACTCAAATCTATGGTCAATATTGTAGGTCTATAATTACGACCAACTTGTGTCAATTCTACTCTTAAAAAATTTTGCATTTGCTCCAACACAACACCATCCCATTTGAATTTCGAATCAAAGTGAATTTCATCACCAGTTTGAGCATTTTTTATTTCGTTATAGTATTGTTCTACAAATTCAGAACTAGTTTTATCTAAATCATGCTCTAATTCGTAACTATCCATTTGATGACCGCTTCTTAAACTTTGCTCATCAGCAAACACTTTCAACCCTACAACGTTATTGATGGTTAAATCACCACAATTACCAAACCTTACTTTAAACTTGTTTCCATAAATCATTGTATCAAAACGTGCATCGGTTCTACAACCTTTGGTTTTGGTTCCTTTGTTGATATCTTTTATCATTTTGTGACCATTTATTTCTTCAAATTTGAAATCAAATTCGTTTTCGTCACCAGTTTTAAGTCTAGTTATAACTGAAAAAAATTGAGCATTTGGGTTGTCATTAAAAAATAAAGATAGCTTTTCTGGGCTAGGTGCTTTTCTAGCCTCATCAACATAACTTTCTATTAGTCTAAACTGTTCTTCTGTTAATTTTATTTTCATGATAGTCTTTTTGTATAAATATCTTATAAAGTAAAAATCCCCATATTATGGGGATTTTTTTACTTTAATGGTACGTCACCATTTTTCATTCTTGTTTTTAATGCATCACCACTAATCTTTTTGGTTCTAGAACCCTTTCCATTACTGGCTTGACTTTGTTCTCTAGCTTTTTCCATTTGTTCTTCACGTTTAACAGAATCTCTAGTTAATTGTCCTATGAAAAATCGCCTCTCGTAAGTAGGCATCGACAAGACATCAGTATATGTCATATTTTTCATGTATTGTGTACAAATCCATATCTCTTCTAAAAGAGGGACTTTATACTCTGATGTTAGGCCAAAAAAACTTGAGGTTAAGGGGAAGAAAGGTTTCAATGGACTCACCTCCAGGAGTCTTAACCGTGATGTTCATATCAACGCCACATTCAATTTTGGTAACATAATCACTAAATTCTTTTGCATCACGAATCCTAATACTATTTACATACTCTCTAATAAAATTTCTATCTCTATTCCCGTTTACTTCAACAATCAAATGCTCCATGGTATATGTAGCCATATTATTCACAGGAACGTTATTTTTCTTGTCTTCCTCTAATCTAACCTCAATAATATCTGAATCACCACATGTCAACATTCTAAATTTAATTCTATTTTTACTAACTGGGAATACAAAATCAAACAACCCTTCAGAATCTGGTTCAGCACCTAAATTCTTTGTTTTAAGGTCGTTAAGATTTATTTCTGTGTCAAAAGGTACATCATTCTCATCAAATAATGTTACTTGATACATTTCACCATAAGCTGTTGCTCTTAACCAAAGCATAATAGCATTTCGGTCACCAACCAACAAGTCTTTGTATCTTAATTCTGGTTCTAAAATCTTTCTATTCATAAGAATCTCCAAGAACTCACCACTTTGCAATAAGTTAGGACTTGTAAGGATATTTTCGTCAGCAGTTGTCATATAAGACACTTTAACGTTTGGTTTTTTGTTTGCATATGTTTTACCTAAAGAAGGTAACGGAATAACATCAAATGCTGAATTATAGTTGGGTTGACTCAATTCAAGGATATAAGGGTTGATGTTTGACGACACCTTGCCATAATTTTGAGGTTGTGTTATAGGTTGTTGTGCTGGACTTTGATAATTATTTGTTTGCATAGTTTGACTTGTGTTTTGCGGATTATTTCTTTTTACAGAAGCTTCTTCATATTGTTGTTGATAACTCTGTGTTTGTGTAGAATTATTGGCCAATCGTTCATCACGAATACGCATTTGTTCTTCAGATTTTTTTCTGATTTCCAAAACTTCTTGCTCATATTTTGTTAAAACTCTTGGTGGTGGTGTTTCAGCCAATGACGGGTCTTGAACAACTCCTTGTTGTTTGTGCATGTTTATTTGTTGTTCAGTTCTTCTTCTCATCATCTCAACAGCGTCAGCATGTCCATTTGGTGTATCTTGAGGGGCCATTGAATTTACATAAATTTCTTGTGTTGCGGCCATTTTTTCAGCTTCAAAAGCAGCTTGTTTTGCTCTTTCATCCGCAGCCTCTCTTTCTTCCTTGGTAGGGAATACGTTGGGTTTTCTATCCATTTTAAAAACGTTTAATAAATTGTTATAACTTTCCAATAAATATAACAGTTCAATTTTTTTTGTAAATGTTTGGTAAGCATTGTACCATCCAATAACCACTTTTCAACAACAACACCAGTCGGGTCAAGCATTTCAAGCTCTACTGGACGTTTGTAACCAGCGGCATAACCTTGACGACCTGTGATAGATTCAGAGTGAAGACGAACCCACTCCATAATTGCTTGAGACGCAGAAGGACCAATTGGGTCACGGAAAGTAACGTCAATTGCTTCCCATGTAAAACGACCAATTACCCATGTTGAAGTGTTAAGAAAAGGAATTTCTACCTCATTTTGTGTAATTGAAGGTCTTGAAGCAGATGCCAACCACCATTGTTGAATCCCTAAGTCAGAAGGGAAAGTAATAAGCCAACGATTCTTTTTCTTAGGTTCGTAAGGCAAGGGCATTTTCATTAATAAATCAGCCATGTTCTATTTGTTTTTTAAATTGTATTCTTATTTAATAATAAATATCTAAGAATTATTTTTTTGAAGGGGTTAGCCTTCTTTTCATATAAATATGGTTGAAAAGCAAAATATGCTTGATTTTGTGTATTTTTTTTAGTACCTTTGTAGAATGAGCAAATTACCATTTACCAAAGAGTTTTTATTAGAAAGATATAAAAACGACATTAATGAAATGTTGGATGAATGTGATTGGAAATCAACGATTGAAGATTACGATATCTGTAGTACTGTTGCCGATATAACCAAAGAAAATGGTGTTAATATTACATCATCCAAACTATTAGATTTATATAAAACCAAGATTAAGTCGCTTAATATTACAGATGAGAAATGGAAGGCTGAGTATCGGTCTTGGGAAGAAGGTGTTCCGAAGATAATAGACATGATTTATGAAATAATTGAAGAAAATGTCTAAAAAATTTGGAAGTTAAGTATTTTTTTATTACCTTTGTATAAATTAAGACAAATGAAAAGATTATTCACCTTTGCACTTCTTATTTTATCCTTGGCCGCTTCAGCCCAAGACATTGAATTAATGAGCAATATAAACGCATACAGAATTCATTACAACAAACCAACTTTATCGTGGTCAAAAGATGTTGCGGATATTGCCGTAGAGCAAACAAATTTTATAATCTTACAGGATAGTCTTAGTCATTCACATTTGGCACCAGAAATTGCTACCATGGGTACAACACTTCCAGCAACACAAACCGATAAAGACAACTTTGCTAAATTTTTGAAATCAACATTCAACATTGATTATGTTGAACCCAACAACGATAGTGATGTTAATAAAATGGTCAAACTGTATATAATTTACATGTTCGACAAATCACCAAAACATAAAGCTATTCTTTTGGGTGATTACAAATATGTTGGATTTGGATTGGTCGTAAAAGATATCAAACATAAACCAAATACTGTTACAATTGGTGGTAAAACCATAATCTTAAAAAGATTTGCAGACTATTACGAAGTAAAATTTTATTCAGTATTTGATTTTAAAACTTCGTAAAACATTTAATAGGACCTCTAATGTGTTTTGCTTTGTGGTGGTTTGGTTTCTTACAACTTACCTTTTTATTTTTGAATTTTAACTTTTTGCTTTTGTCTGAAGAAATAAAAACCTTGCTTAGTTCAAATCTATATTTTTTAACTATTTCCTCTGGTTTAGGGTTTTCCTCTGGTAGTTCTTGTTTAAATTCAACAACCATTTTTATTTTAACATAACGAAACTCAGATGTTTTCTCTCTTAACCCTTCCAAAGCAGCTTTATTGTCTTTAACTTTTAAAAACTGACTAGTACTAACAACATCAGAACCATTGTTTGGTATTTCCCTATGTGTTATAGAAACATTGCTATCTAACGAACTTATCAAATCTGAAACGCTTTTTGTTCTCAAAGAAGCTAACTTTATATTACCTGTTGGGTCATCATTACTGATAAATTTAGGTGTTCTTTCGGCATCAGTTGAAGACTCGATATTTAAAGAAATAATTCTACCACCAGAATTTTGAATTGAATCCAAAGTATTTGTTATAATCCCCACACCATCAGAGTTAAGTGTAAATCCACCGCTAGAAAATAAATTATCATTTCCCAATTCTAACTCTACTGTGTCTCTAATAGTAACTACGGTTTTGATGGCGGCTCCTTTTACGGTATCAGCACTAATTTCAGATTTTTTTAAAGCATAACCCCTAGCTAATTCAACATCCAAACTTGACAAATTATCAACAACCTTGTTGCTAACTTTGTAGTTTATTTTGTTATCATCAGCGACCTTATTAAAATTATCTTTAATTTTTTCAGCATTTTTAGCCATCAAAGCGTCTGGATTTTTCATTCCTTTTTCTTCGAAAGCCTTGGCCAATTCTTGTGTTTTGTTTTCGTCTTCAAGAGTTGCTTTTATTTGAGCCATGGTTTGGCTATTTTTAAGAGCATCTTGTGCCACAGCTTTATTAACACCAGTCAAACCAACACCCATAAGCATAGCAACACCCAAAAGAACCTCTTTCCAGCCTTCTTCTAATAATTCTGGACCCAAGTCTATGTTTTCATTTAAAACGTTTTCAGATGCCATTAAACGGCTCTCTTGTTCACGCAATAAAATTGATTTGTATTGCTCAGATGTTATTCTTATTTTGGTCATGATTTGTTTTCTCTATAAATATTGCCATAAAACAAAAAAGCTCCCATTTGGGAGCTTTTATGTTTATTTTTAAATAGATTAGATGTTATTGAATGAAGCACCAGTGTTCATGATAACGAATTCAATTTGGATGAATTCAAGACTTCTTGTTGGTTTCAAGAAGATTTGACCAGTCAATTGATTTCTGTCGATGTCTTCTGGACTGCTTGAAAGAACAACACGGAAGTCAGTCAAACCTCTTTCAGTTCTGATATTGTCCAAGATTGGATTAACCAGTGCCAAGAATTGGTTTCTAACAACAGCATCATTTTGTTCAAACAACAATCTGATAGATACAGCAGAGATAAGTTTTCTAGCTTGTAACAACAATCTTCTAACGTTGATTCTGTTAAGAGCTGTTTCTTTAACTTGAAGTGTTTTGTTACCCCAGATTTTGATACCATCAGATGTGAAAGTAGCGATTGGGTTAATTCTGTTTTCATAAAGATTATCTCTTTCTGAAAGTGTAAGCTTCTTACGAGCTTGGATAGCATCTACATCACCACGTTGGATACCAGCAACCGCAAACCATGGGAATGCAATGTTGTCAGTCAACGCAATGTTACGTACTACGTCTCTAGTTGGTGGAACGAAAATCAATACGTTGTTTTCAGCGTCATTGATTTGAACCCATGGCCAGTAAGTACATGTATAGTTACTGTCAAATTGGTCAGTCAAATAATCAACAACTTCTTGTGTACTTAATAATACACCATCAACAGCATCTGGAGTTGTTACAATATACAATGAGTCAGCTCTTTCTTGCTCAACCATTTCAATTGCAGCTTCAACCAAGTTTGTGTTATCCACGGTGTCAATACCTGGAGTTGCAAACACGTTGATGTTTACCGCTTCTGGATTTCTAAATGTCCAAATAGCTTCCAAATATGCATAGTAGTCAGAGTTGATACCTAAGTCACCGTTGCTAAGTGTTTTGTTTTGGAATGCACCACTTGTCAAACCAGCTTGACCTTTGGTTCCGTTGATAATGAAACTATCCAAATTACTTCTTCTAGTTCTATAAACATCCCAACCATCAAAACCACCGTAAGGTACAAATGTAAATTTACGAGCATAAAGTTTTTCATAGTCAGTTCCAACCAATCCAGCATCTGTTCTAAATTCAGCGTTACCTGTATCGAACAAGAATATTGGGCTGTAAGTACCACCACTAGTGTTTATAGTTACTACAACATTGTCAATAGTAACACCAGTAGCATCAACGTCCATGTGGAAACCTTTGGTCATACCAGTCCATTGATTTAATGAAGGAGTTGTAGGTACACCTTTGTAATCAAAGAAGTCAGTATCAATTCCTACGGTTTCAGAAACACCTAAATAAAATTTACGTTTGTTTTCGAATGTACCATAAGTTGTTTTATATGTAAGTATTGGGTTAAGTACACTAGTATTGCTGTTGCTTTGGTAATCACGAATTGGGAAACCAACGAAACCAGCTGGAAACGCATCGCTTGTATCTGAAGTATCATCCATTTCAATCAACACGTAAGAAGATTTAGAAACGTATACACCATCAGTAGTACCTATTCTTCTAGCAACATAGTTAGCAGAAGTCGGGTCCATTGTACAACGACTGTAGCTTTCCAATACTACTGGTTGAGCATCAGTATCGTAGAAACTTCTGATATGAACATCAAATTCTTTTGAATCTGGTTTAATGTTAAGAATAGAAATTTTGAATTGTTCGTTAGCAGCATTACCATCAGAGATAGTTATGAATCTAAACAATCTTAATACTTTATTACCACGCAATTCTGATACAACGTAAGGAGTTACAGCTGATTGGAATTCTTGGAAATAATCAGAGTAAGTAGTACCGTAGTTGATAAGACTTTGTTTGATACCTTTGATTTTACCTTCAGCATTAAGGTCTCTGAACAAATTGTCGTACAATTCTTCTACGAACAATGCAGTTTTACCATCTTGAGCATTTCTACCCAATACTTTAGGCAAGTAATTTCGTTGTGTTCTGTCCATAGACACAGTGTAACCAAACAATCCTTGAAGAGTTGAATTACCGCTCAAAGAGAATGTACCTAATGGGTCGTTGGTAGCGGCAGAATAAGCTGGGTCAAATATAACACCAGTTGCACCTGTAACTTCAAATGCTGGCAATTGAGTAGATACATCAATAGTACCTCTTGAACGTAACAAAGCTACCAGTTGATTTTCAACATCACTATATGATGAACCAGAATAGTAAACAGTCACACCAGTTGTTGTACCTGTAATAGAAGTTGTCATACCAGCACCTGTGTAACTTGTTGCATTAACATACAAATTGAAAGATGCACCAGTAAAGGTAGAACCTACTTTGATAAATGTAGTACTAATATTTACACTAGAACCAGTTGAAGCTGTCCCTAAGTAAGACAATGTAGAAGTTAAGTTTCCAGCATTAATCAAAGATTGAACCAATGGGTCAGCAGAAACAAGGTTTGTAATTGTACCAGCAGATGTAGCTGAGAAGCTAATCAATGGATTTTTTGATGAACCACCAGAAGTAGTTCCACTTGTTGCAGTATCTAATGCCGCATCAAGAGTGATACCCCAAGCCAAACCAGCATCAAAACCAGAAAAACCTAATACTCTTGTTACGAATAATTGGTTTGATTGAGAAAGATATGATTTTGCTATGTAAGGTAATTCATATTGTGGGGCTCCAGTATCTTTTACTTTAGTAGCATTTAAACCACCGAAGAAAGATTGGAACTCACCGTAATTACTAATGAAAATTGGTTGGAAAGCTGGTCCAATTGTGGTTTCACCTACCAATCCTAGGGTTGTCACACCAACTTGTCGTGTGACAAATGTTAAGTCTTTTTCAGAGGTATAAACACCTGGACTAACGAATACTTGTGTTGCCATATTGTTTTTTGTTTTTAGTTTATTATTTACTTTATCGTTTTGTTTATTATAAATATTCGGTTTTCTTCAAAAGTAGGCCCCATCAAAAAGATATATTTATTTTAGTAGGTTTTTTTTCATACTTTTATCATACTTATGGAAAAAGACACTATGAAAAGGGATAAAAACATAAAAATAACAACCAAAACACATGAATTACTTAAAAAGTATTGTGAACAAAATGGTCTTAAGATGTTTTCATTTGTGGAGAAATTGATTCGTGATACTTGCACACCCAAAAAAGATTTGTATGGTGAAAATTAAAACGTTGTTATTATAACAAAACCGTTACCTCCATTTCCACCAGTACCACCAGTTATCCCACCACCAGCTCCACCTCCACCACAACCATACGCACCGTGTCCACCACCACCACCAACTCCACCAGCAAGACCGTTACCACCACCACCAGCTCCACCTAAAAAAAATAAAGGATATCTAACAGAAGAATTTGATGATGGTAATTGAAATGCTAAACCAGCAGCACCAGCAACACCAGCTGCACCTCCAGCATTACTTGGAAATATACCAGCACCTGTAATACTTCCACCAACACCGTTTGTACCACCACCAGTTGCACCACCACCACCAGCACCACCTGTATTTGGTAGAGTAACAGCAATAGCACCACCAGCAGCACCAGCACCACCACTAGCCCCACCAGATTGCCCAGTACCAACAGTTAAAACTCCATAAAAACTTGTTATACCACTAAAACTACTAAATGTGCTTCCAGCTCCCCCAGCAGCACCGCCAGCAATACCACCAGTAGCTGGAGCAGCTCCGCTAGCAACTATAACATCAGTATAACCTGTGCTAGGTTGTACAGAAACATAAGATAAGTTCCCATTACTACCAGCGGTACCTACTGTCCCAGCTACACCACCAGCTCCACCAACCCCAACGTTTACATATAAAACGTCTGGAACTATAGCGGCTGGGATTGTTAGTTTTGAATTTGAACTACTACCACCACCAGAACCACCATTTTTATTAACACCAAAAGCAGCTGTAACACCACCACCACCACCAGCACCACCACCCACGGCATAAATAGAAATAAGTTTTGCATTTCTAGGTTTACGCCATGTTTGCCATGTAGTTGTTGAACCATCACTATAAAATATTTGTGTATTTTCAGCAGTATTGGGTAAATTAAATATATCTATCATTATTATAAAATATTAAAACGTTGTTATTATAACCAATCCATTACCACCTCTACCACCAGCTCCACCTGTAGTTCCAGCACCACCGCCACCACCACCGCTTCCGATACCACCAACACCACCTCTACCACCAATACCAGCCCCATTGGCACCACCACCAGCACCACCAGTTGAATACAAAGGGTATTTTTGTGATGAATTTATAGAAGGTAGTTGACCCGTATAACCATCACCACCTATGTTTTCACCACCAGCAGCACCACCAGAAACTGCTGGTGTAAAAACACCAGCAATAACACCTCCACCAGCACCATTTACGTTAATGTTTGATGAACCACCGCCACCAGCTCCACCTGTCATTGGAAAAGTTATCGTTGAAACGCTAGTACCATTACCACCAGTGTTAGCACCACCTCCACTACCAGCAACACCACCATTAGATAACATATTCCCAAGATATGATATATATCCAGATGTGTTTGTAAAAACAGCAGCAGAACCACCACCAGAGGCAGCAGTAAGACCACCATTTGCACCAGGCTGAGTTAATAAAACATTTATAGCGGCAGTTGAATTTGATACAATAGAAACATATGATGTACCTCCACTAGTCCCATTCGAACCACTACCACCACCAGCTCCACCAGCTCCAACATTTATGTATAAAGTATCTGGAATAAAATTGGCTTGGAAAAAAGCCCTAGTTAATCCAGAACTACCACCACCACCACCACCAGTCCTAGCCAAACCAGCACCAGCTCGACCACCTCCACCTCCACCTCCTCCACCTATACATAAGATATGTACAAATTTTGCATTTCTAGGTTTACGCCACGTTTGCCATGTGCTTGTTGTCCCATCACTATAAAATATTTGTGTATTTTCAGCAGTATTGGGTAAATTAAATATATCTATCATTGTTTAATTTTATCAGAATGTTGTTATTATAACCAATCCATTACCACCTCTACCACCAGCTCCACCAAGTACTCCAGCTCCACCACCACCGCCACCACTTCCGATACCACCAACACCACCTCTACCACCATTTGAAGCACCACCACTTGCACCACCAGCACCACCAGTAAATAATAAAGGTAAACTAACAGAAGAATTACTAGAAGGTAGCTGACCTGTATAACCTTCACCACCATCAAGTGTTCCACCCGTAATACCACCATTTATCGTTGGTATGATACCAACACCAGCAATTGAACCTCCGTTACCAAGTGTAGTTTGACCAGTAGTTGCACCACCTCCACCAGCACCACCAGATAATGGATATGTTATTATTATATTATTACCATTACCACCAATGTTTGAACCGCCTGTCCCACCAACAACACCAGCATTACTAGTTATAATACCATAATAAGCAAAATTAGCATTACCTAAAGCAATAGCTGTTGTACCAGCAGAACCAGCAGTACCAGCAGCTTGTCCAAAACCACCAGCATTAGCGTATAACAAAACATTAGCAGCTGTTGTGTTAGGTTGCATAGAAACATATGATGTACCACCAGCAGTACCATTAGCACCACTAGCCCCACCAGCCCCACCAGTACTAACATTTATATATAAAATATCTGGTATAATTGAACTTGGAAATATTCCATTGTTTATACCTCCACAACCACCGCCACCACCACCAGCTCTATTACCAGAACCAGCTTGACCACCACCACCACCGCCACCAGCCCCTATGCAAAGAACGTGAACAAAACTAATATTTCTAGGTTTGCTCCATATTTGCCATGCAGTACTACCGTTGGGGGAGAATACTTGTATGTTTTCACTAGTGTTTGATAAATTAAAAATATCTTGCATAAAACTTTTATTTATTTTTAAGCCCAACTAGGCAATGGTGCTTCACTAACAATCACATTATATCCGTAAGGTGGAATTAAATCAAGGGTGTTTCCATCCATGTCAGCATATCTTATAACTTGACCACCAGAACATATCATATAAAATGTTCCTTGATATCCGTATTCAAATTTACATAATGAGTATGTCATGTTAGTATTTACCTCCTATTACTGTAGCTATCCAACCAGCTGCGTTGGGTGCTGTTCCTAACGTTATAAATAATCTGTAGTTTGGTGGTAAAGCCATGTTAAGTGGTAACTCATAGTTGGCTTGAGCCGCTGTTTGTGTTACGGATGTAGCTGGAAGTGTTATCTCATCCCAAAGCGTGTTATTTGAAGCAGTGGCTGTTGTACCACCATTATTGATAAAAACCCTAGCAACCGTAGCAGCAAGGTTGGTACCAAGTGTTCTAAAACGTATTCTTTGTACGTAACCACCTTGTGTTGTATCAGCTGAAAAACATTGGTATGAAGTACCAGTTGTCAAATCAACTGTTGTGTTGGCTGTGTTTGCTGATACTGACCATTGCACATCAGCAATTCTTGTGTAAATTGGTAAACTATTTGGCATAATGTTTTGTTTTAATTATCTCTTTATGTTAAATATACAGAATTCGCCAATGCGAACGAAAGTCCGTAGTTATATGACGTTATTGCACTTAAATTTATGTATTCAACAGCACCAGTAGTTGCATCTCTACTTAAAATTTGAGTAGTAGTATCATCATTTACTGGTACACTAGTCAATGTTAATGTATTTGCAGAAAGACCACCAGTAAAAACTGATGCGTTGCTTACTGTACCACCACTAAACGAACCACCACCACTAATACCTGTTAAATTGCTACCATTACCATAAAAAGTAGTAGCACTTACTGTTGTTGCTGTTAAACTTCCAGATATTGTACCACCAGTAAAAAATGCGTTTTGGATATTACCACCAGAATCTTTAAAATACGGTAACTTTGTAGTTAAATCGTAAAAATAAGTATTGTTGGCAATACCACTCCAATCAGTAGTACCACTAGTTGTATATGCATAATTTATAGCTGCGGCTTGTGTACTTGCCGTTAAAGTTGTTATAGCCATTATTGTTTATTTTTAATCATTTCCATAAAATTATCCCAAATGATTTTTTCGTTATCTGTTAATTCAGAATAAATCACTTCGTATTGTTGTGGTTGATATATG